GCTGAAAACCACGACGATTAAGACCTGGCTCGACCTGTTTCCCGAATCTACTTTCGGGCCGATGATGCACACCCCACCCATCACCCACCATATCCGGCTACCAGCCCGCGGTGAGGCTGCAGGCATCGATATGGAAGTCATTTTCTTGGCGCTAGACCAGCCCAAAGATGTTAGAAAGCTGCTTTCGCTTGAGCTCACTGGTGCGTGGGTCAACGAAGCGCGAGAGCTGCCCAAGGCGGTGATCGATGGCCTGACCCACCGGGTTGGCCGCTACCCAACCAAGCGCGATGGCGGTGCTACATGGCACGGTATCTGGATGGATACCAACCCAACAGACGATGATCACTGGTGGCACAAGATGGCCGTCAAGGAAAAGATGACCGGCCAGTACGCTTGGAAGTTTTGGCAGCAGCCTGGTGGCGTGATCGAGGTCGATCCTGAACACCTGCCCGACAATCCCGAGGCTAACGACCATATATTCGCTGCCGGTAAGTGGTGGAAGGTCAACCCCAAGGCCGAGAACGTTAACAACCTGCCCGGCGGCTACTACCAACAGATGCTGCTGGGTAAAAACTTGGATTGGATCAAGTGCTACGCCGGTGGTTTGTACACCTACGTCCAAGAAGGCCGACCCGTCTGGCCTGAATATGACGATTCGACCATGTCGGGTGAAACCGAACTGTCGCTTGATGTGCCGATTCAGGTCGGGCTCGACTTCGGATTGACCCCAGCTGCCACCATTGGCCAGCGTTTACCCAATGGCCGCTGGGTGATCCACCATGAAATCGTGACGTTTGACATGGGGCTCGAGCGATTCGGTATGCAACTGCTAGCCGAGCTCAATGCGCGGTATCCACAGCACCAGGTCATGATTTGGGGCGACCCCGCCGGTATGGCGCGGGATGCCATCTACGAGGTGACTGCCTTTGATTTCCTGCGCACACTGGGGCTGAAGGCTCAACCCACTGCCAGCAACGACTTCAAGGTGCGCCGAGAAGCCTCGGCAGCGCCCATGCAGCGCCTAATCGACGGCAAGCCAGGGCTGATCGTCAACCGCAACTGCAAGCTACTGAGAAAGGCTTTGGCCGGTGGCTACCACTTCAAGCGCGTTGCGGTCGGTGCAGGACAAGAGCGGTTCCGCGATGCGCCCAACAAGAACGAACACTCGCACATTGGCGACTCATTCGGGTATCTGATGCTCGGTGGCGGCGAATATAACCGCATGACAAGAACCCACAGCCTGGGCGGCAAGGCACCCGGCCTGACGGTGGCGAAGATGGACTTCGATATTTTTGCATGAGGTATATCTGCAATATAGCTTTATGGTTGCAACCTTTTGAAAACCCAATAGAATCAACGTAATTCTGTAAATAGGGGGTAATCATGGCTATACCTTGGTTAGCTTTGGCAGTTGCTGGCTCGACCATCTATCAAGGAGTCGAAGCAAACAAAGCACGTCGAGCTGCTGAACGCCAGCAAGCTGAAGCATTAAAGCAGCAAGCCGCTGACGCAGCTGCAATGCGATTGGAACTATCAAGGCAGACCGCTGAGTATGCCAAGCAGGGATCGTCGCTTGAGCAGCAGGCACAAACTGCTAGAGAACAGTTTGAGAAGCAGCAGCTCCAGTACCAAGAGAACAAGCTGGAGATGGAGAAAAAGGCCAAAGAAGTGCAGGCTGCAGCTGACGAGGAGCGTCGCAAGGCAGCACAGTCTGAAGCCTCTGCGCTAAGAGCTCGCACCCGTGGTGGCCGTCGAGCGCTGCTGTCGCAAGAGCGCCTAACGCCAGAGCTGGGCATTACAGCAGCTGAGTTTTCATCAGGTATGAGGCTCCAATAATGGCGACCGCACCTAAAGGTAAAAAGCTGCGCAGGATGACGGACATTGATCGCTTGGCCGCTGAGTACAAGCGCAATGTTGAGGCAATGACCGGCGAGTATCAGCAGTCATTTGCTGACTTTGAGGCCAATCGCGCTAAAGCGATGGAGCCTTACAACCTTGCGTCAGCGCAATATCAAACTGCATTTGCCGATTACGAGAAGCAAGCAGCTGGCTACCGAGAAAGATTGGGTGCGTATCAGAAAGCCATCGAGGATTTCCCAACGTCAGCAGGCGAGAGGGTCAACGCGCCAACGTGGCGAAATAGAGGTGGCAGTGGCTTCACCATTGGCGGTGTGCAATATAGAGCGGACGATCTGCCGGTCAATTATTTTCTAGCAGATGTGATGGGCGAAGTGCCTGAGATGAAAACAGTGGGTGCTGGCCGTGGTGCTAGACAAGTACCAACCGGAAACATGATCACAAAAGTGGTCGGCCAAGAGCTGCGCAAGAGAACGCCACCGGGTGAGTTTACCGAGAAAGCACCTACTGCACCGACAGCACCGACCTTGCCAGAGCTCGCAGAGTTTGACAGTTCTGGATTTACTGCAAGGCGCGGTGAACTCGAATCAACATTCAAACGCGAAGTAGGCGAGCGCAGGGCCGCACGCTTGGGCGCTGTTAGCCGACGCGCAACCCGACCAATGCTACAGGAGACTTGATCATGCCAGGACATTACGACAAAGAAGACAAGATGAAGAGCAAGGTTTCCAAGGTCATGCGCGAGTACAAGGCTGGCAAGCTGAAATCTTCCAGCGGTGACAAGGTCAAGTCGCGTGACCAGGCTGTTGCGATTGCGATGTCCGAGGCCGGTATGGCCAAGAAAGGCAAGTGATGAAGGAAGTCTGGGATAAGGCAAGGCCAAAGGATCTCGGCAAGCCACAAAAACTATCCGAGTCGGAGAAGCGCAGCGCGATGCGTCGAGCGCAGAAGGCAGGCCGACCCTATCCCAACTTGATCGACAACATGATCGCAGCGAAAGGCAGCAAATGAAGATCGAAATCTCTATTGAAAAAGAATACGAAGACAAAGAGGGAATGGTCGAGCTGTCGAAGCTGCCACCGGCTTTGCGTAAAAAGATTGCGCAGTACATGTCCACCAAAAAGCCAGAGAAGCCAATGCGCGGCCTGAAAGACATGATGGACGAAGCAGAGCTCGAAGAGGAAGAGGAAGACTAAATGCCACAGCTGCGCGACCCTGAAGGTGGGCTGACTGAGGCTGGCAGGCGAAAGTTTGAACGCTCCGGCGAGAGCAAGAATCTGCAACCTGGGGTCAAAGAATCTTCACCATCGGGTGAACGCGCACGGCGCAAGGGATCTTTCCTGACTCGGTTCTATACCAACCCGAGTAGGCCGCTGGTTGATGATGACGGTGATCCGACCAGGCTAGCGCTAGCAGCAAATGCTTGGGGCGAGTCGGTGCCGCGCACAGCAGGTGCAGCAGCAAGACTGGCAGCAAAAGGTCGCAACCTGCTGGAAAAGTACAAGCTAAACAAGGACGAATAATCATGGCATACAAAGAACCACTCGGCGGGATGCGGCTAAAACCCGAGGAGATCATCAAGCGGCAGGCTGCAGCTCAGACCAAAAAGGATGAGTTTCAGCAGCTGTACCAAGATGCCTACGAGTTTGCCTTGCCACAGCGACAGCTCTACGGTGTGTGGGAAGGTGGCGCGACCGGCAGCAAGAAGATGGCGCGGGTGTTTGACTCGACTGCTATCAACTCGACTCAGCGCTTTGCCAACCGGCTGCAGTCTGTGGTGTTCCCACCGCAGCGCAAGTGGTGCAGGCTGGAGCCTGGCCCGTCGATCCCGACAGAGCGCCGCCAACAGCTGCAGGCAGTGCTGGATGTCTACAGCGACCAGATGTTTGCTGTACTGAAGCAATCAAACTTTGACATCGCTATCGGTGAATTCCTGCTGGATCTAGCAGTTGGCACGGCTTGCATGATGGTGCAGCCGGGTGATGATGTCGCCCCGATCAACTTTGTGCCTGTGCCGCTGTTTCTGGTTAGCTACGAGGAAGGCGCGAACGGTCAGGTAGATAACGTCTACCGCCGGATGCGCATGAAGGCTGAGTCGATCCAGCGCCAGTGGCCAGACGCAAAGATACCGGACACGTTGCAGCGCTTGATTGAGCAGAAGCCTACCGACGATGTCGAATTGCTGGAGGCGACAATCTTTGATGCCAAGCGCGGCGACTACTGTTACCACGTTATCTGGAAGGAAGGCAAAGACGAGCTAGTCTATCGCCGTCGCAAGACTTCACCCTGGGTAATCTCGCGGTATATGAAGGTCGCCGGCGAAATCTATGGCCGTGGCCCGTTGATGACTGCGCTGCCAGACATCAAGACGCTGAACAAAACCAAGGAACTGCTGCTAAAGAATGCCTCACTGGCGGTGGCTGGTGTGTACACAGCGGCAGACGATGGTGTGCTGAACCCGAATACGGTCAAGCTGGTGCCTGGTGCGATT